GTTTTTAGCATTAGCGCAGCGGTGCGTGAAGAAAACGCCCTAATGAGCTATGGCTTTTCCGTTCCTCAAAATCCGCTGCGCTGTCGGTGGTCGCCGGATGTCTTTCCTCTTTCGCCAGCTTGGGATGGCATGTCATGCCGCCATGTCGGTATGTCACCATAGTTTCGTGCCGTCATGTTGCCATGCCTGCTTGTCGGCATGATGGCATGTCGGCATACGTAATACCTGCTGGGGGCATCCAGCCGTTTTCCCCACGGACTTGTTGACGGGTGTAAAAGCGTTGAAGTGTTGAATATGACACATAATACATTGGTATATTGTTTGATACGCGCTCAACTTGTCCTCAACAAACGCATGATGCCCAACAAACGGCAACGAAAAGAAGAAGTGAGGGCAGAACCGAATGTTGCCTTGTTCCTTCTTCATCGTCCGTTGGGCGTTGTTGGTATTCTGTTGAGTCTGTATATTGCTATATATCAACATTCTATTATATATATTCAACAATTCAACAGAATATCACAGGCTTTCCTGCAGTCCCTTGGTTACGGTGTAATACCTGCCTACTCCCTTGCGTGGCTGATAGCGTCCCTCGCCGCCATACACGTAGGTGGTATAGGTAAGCCCGTTGGGTGCAGGGGACAGCTTCCAGCATTCCTGCACCACTTTCCGCACCTGCAGCTTCTCCGCCTTGACCTGCGAACACAGCAACAGGGGGATGATGTCATGCAGGCAGAATGACACCGTTTCCATCTCCATCTTCGCCATGATGTCGAGTAGCAAGTCCGCCATTTCTATTTCGAGGCGGTTGCAATTACTGCAGATAATCTTCCGCAAGGCTTCCGTTTCTATTTGCTTCGGTGAAAACCACATACGGCTTTCTTTTTTCGTTGCCAGCGTCCTGTGCTGCAAATGATACAGGAAAGCCGGGATTTCATCTTTCAGCTTTTGCAGGAAGTCGGTGTCGTCACACTGCAACCGCTCTATCTTGCGTACCCAATAGCGTGTCTCGCCTGCGTCGATGATGACGGGCAGATGCTCGTTGTTGGAACACAACACGAACTTGGCGAAGAAACCGATTTCGTTACGGTCTTTGCCCTTGGCTTCCACCTTGTAGGAAAGTGTAGTGCTGAGGTTCTTCAGACGTTCGCTGTCCTCCCTGCGGTTGAGCAGTACTTCGTCCACCATAATGAGCAGCTTCCCTGCCCAATCGGAATTGAACTGGCTGCGGAAGTCCTCGTTGGTGTTGAACGTCACGTTGTCTTGGAAAATGGCTTTCAGGAAGTTGAGGAACGTGCTTTTGCCCGTGTTCCGTTCTTCGGACACGAGCAACAGGATAGGAAGTTTCTGAATAGGATAAAGGTAGAGCAACTGCATGTAGTCCATGCCCAACTCGTATTGTTCTCCGAAGATATGCTCCACTAACGAGCGGATGCAGGGGAAACTGCCCTCCTGCGGTCGGTGTCCTATCGGCTCATAGAGATTGAGGAACTTTCCGACAACGGGCTTGTAGCCCACATGGTCGGGGACGGTACAGAAACCGTCATACTTCGGCACGGTAGCCATGCGGTCTTTGCCGTAGTCCTGCCGCAAGGTCTCGGAGTTCCATGCGATGCGTTTCTTCACACAGCCCCCGTCAATCAGCGGCTGGTCAACAATCTTGTAGAGGGTAGTTCCCACACGGATGAATTCGTCTTGTTCTACCATAGGTTTTGCTTGGTTTTATGTCGCCGACAGCAGTGTCGGCAACGGGTTAAACAATCGGGCGCAAAGTTATGGTGTGACACATAAAACACTGATACGTAAAATGAAGCAAAACGGTGCAATCGTAACAAGCAGGCAAAAAAATGCAGAAAATCGCATAAGGGAAAGGGGCTGGAAAGAAAAAAGAAAGCCCGAAGAAGCATGGCATCGTCACTTCTTCGGGCGGTTAGCGTAGGTACGTACCCACGCTCTAACACTCGAGCATCGGTCTGTTCATTGACACCCACAGGACTTGTCTTTCTTTTTGCCCGTACAACCTTTCCAACAGGGCTTTGCGTACCCTTCTCGCGCATGGGGTGTTGATGCGGAATGCGAGTGCCACGACCATAGACAGGGCATACACGTCCATGCCGTAGCCATCGGGCAAACGGATATACCGTTCTGCCTTATGTTGTTTCAGCACTCCACTCTTATATATGGCGCGAATAGCTGTACGGAGTGTCGGGGCGATTGTACCAAACAATGCGGACAGTTCTGCCTCCGTCATCCATACATTTGTAGAAGTGGGTATCGTCACTCTACCGTACTCGTTCATCGTAATAATGTCCCGTTCCATAATCAAGCGGTTATATGGCGAAACGTCCGCTTATTTTGTTCTCAAAGGCGGAAATGTCGCTGTTTAGTTTCGTGTTCGTTACCTGTAGGCTCGGCAAACAACGCCTTTCCGCTTTACAGCGGTAGGTTTTCGCTTACCTGCCCCCGAACCGTACTTACACGTCTCCATGTATACGGCTCTCCATCTGTAACATCATTTTACTTATCACAGCTCTGGATTTTTGCATTACACTCCGCACATACGACCAAAGTTTTTCTGTGCATATAGAGCATTTTGCGTTCCCAGTCATTTTTACCTTTTAACTCTTTGAGAGTGCGTACATGGTGCATTACCACTTCTCCGTGCTTGCCACATAGTTCGCACGTCTTTGTTGTAAGTCTTTCTATCAGACTCAACGATGGTGTTTTGAACATATATGGCAGATTGTCACTTGGGGCTGTTTCACAGTCCGTTTTACGGGCGTAACCCTCATTGTAGAATACCCTGTACTTGGTTTCTCCTCCCTTGTTTACAAAAGGAACGGCAAAGAGATTGTCCTTGCGGTATGTTTCAATGACTTTTCTCACTGACATATTCAGCTTTTGAGCAAGAGTTTTGTACATGGAGAACTTCATAATGCAGCCGAAAGAGCGCCCCAAAGCCGACGCATTGTTTGCTATTGAGTAATAGTTGTAGAACCCTCGTATTTCGGTATTAAACTGAGATACAATCTCGTGCGCTTCATTGTCAATCATATAAGTCCTGCCTTTTGACACCCATGTTTCCTTGCCGTGTTTGGTGACAACTTTCATGGCTTCGAGGCTGAGCAGTTTATTCTTGATTACTTCTTTTGAAACGTGTAATATCACATTCCCGTTGAAGTGTCTGCGCACTGTTCCGTTACTGTTTCTCTTTGTGGCATAGTCTTTACGGACATATATTTCGTAACCCAAAAATTTTGCGCTGTCTTGTGCATTTGTAATCAAAGTCTTTTCCTGTGACATCTCCAACCTTAACTTTTCCTGCATAAACTTAGTGATGTCAGCTTTGATTGTCTCACATTCTTTTTTCGTTCCGATAACCCCGATTAGAAAGTCATCGGCATAGCGCACATATTTCAGCCTGCGAAAATTTCTATCCATATCGTTGCCACTCGGCATTGTTAGTATCCGTTTCTGCTTTTCGTGCAGTTCTTCTACCATCCTTGTTCTTACATTTACATCCTCTACTTCATTTATCCTACGTTTTAGGTAGTGTACTCTGCTGTTGAGTTTGCAAATATCCTTGTTACGGCTTCTTACTGTCCCTTTATTGAATTTGTTGGCATATTCATTCATGTACTTATCGAACTTGTCAAGGTATATATTTGCCAAAACAGGGCTTATGATACCACCTTGCGGTGTCCCTGAATAAGTCTTGTTGAATTGCCATTCTTCCATGTACCCTGCATTGAGGAATTTCCGTATCAGACGAAGAAATCTGTCATCTGCTATTCTGCCTTTCATTATTTCTATCAGCACATCATGGTCTATGTTGTCAAAGAAGCCTTTTATATCTCCCTCGATGAACCATTTTGCACCGTTGAAATTGTTTTGTAGACTTTTCAGTGCCGTGTGGCAGCTTCGGTTTGGTCTGAAACCGTGCGATGTCCACTCAAAGTGTCCCTCATATATGGCTTCAAGCACCATTCTTACTACCTCTTGAACCAATTTGTCTTCAAAAGACGGTATTCCTAACGGACGCATCTTCCCATTCTTTTTCGGAATGTAAATTCTCTTTGCAGGATTGGGACTATAAGTCTCATCCTTTATACTCTCTATGAGTTTGTTTATCCTGTCAATGCTCATTTCATCCTCTGTTTTGCCATCTGTGCCGGGTGTCATGTTTCCCGGCTTTGCATACATACGTTGGTAGGCGACAAAGAACATCTGTTCATTGAATAGAATACGGTAGAGCCTTTCGTATTTATACGCGGGCTCGTTGCTGTGTCCAACTAAAATGTTTAATACTTGCTCTGGATTTCTCATACGTCTCTCACGTTTTCCTTTGTTTGTATTAAAGTTACAGACTACTTCCCTTCGCCATGTACAAGGCTTTCCCCTGCTCGGACTACTACGGAAGCTCCGTTACCATATCGGATATTCAAAAGCTTTCTTTATAGCTGTTTGTTTCAGCGTTCCGACTTAGGTAATCCCCAGTTAGTTCTCTTAATAACTATTAGCACGACATACTGTCGGATGCGACTTTCGTTCTTGTCCGCTTATTGCGGCTGTGTCATAGTCGGTTCTTTATGCTCTGCACTAACGCGCAAAATAGGCAGAGTACTATGAAGCAACGTATGTATAATAGTCTTCCGTTGTTGCAAGATTTGGTACCACCGAACTGTCGTTCAACCAATCAAGGCTTCATCCTTATGTATGTCTTTTCGTCTTGCCCCTCAGTCGCCACTTGACTATTAGTGGACTTGGAGCTTTAATCAGTATGCTACACTCCCCATCGGGTTTCCCCTTTGGATAAACTGATTGACGATAGGATTATATCGAACCCAATCCTAACTTCTTGCTAAAGAAGCATTTATTAAGCGACCATTCTGGGCGCACTGGCGTAAATTTGGGTGGTTTTTATGTTCGTGTGTCCCAAAAGGCGGCTCACCGTTTCGATGGGTACGCCGTGCGACAAAAGTACGGTCGTGGCGTTCGTGTGGCGTGCAACGTGATAGGTCAAACGCACCTTGAAGCCGCATTGTCTGCCTATATCTTTGAGTATTTTGTTACAACTGCCGTTACTCGGAACGGGGAAAACATGACCGTCCCGAGCCAGCCCCTTGTATTTCTCTATGATACGTTTGGGAACGTCCAAAAGACGGATGTTCGATTCGGTGTTGGTCTTCTTTCTTCGGGTGATTATCCAAAGATTGCCGTCGAAGAATGTTTGCAGGCGGTCGGTGGTGAGGTTCTTCACGTCTGAATACGCCAAACCCGTGAACACAGAAAAGACAAACAAGTCCCGTACAAGTTCATGGGTGGCGTTCTTCATGGGTGCGTTCATGAGCGTCTGTATCTCCGTTTGGGTGAGGTAGCCCCTGTCCACGTTTTCGGGAGAGTTGATATATCCGGCAAAGGGATTGAACGGCAAACGCCCGTCGTTCCTCGCAATGGAAACTATGTGTTTCAACATAATCATGTAGCCCCACACGGTATTGGTGCGGCA